TGCGGGCGCTGCCTGGCTTCACCCACTCCAGCACCTGAAAGCCCTTCACCGTGCGCGGCACCAGCCGCTCGCAGGTCAGACCGGCCAGGTACTCCTCGGTGGCGTTCTGGCCGAAATGGACATAGCCGGGGCCCGGTTGCGAAATCTTCAGCCGCGCGTAGATCGTCCGCTTCAGCGTATCCGTGCCGACCATGTAGAGCATCAGGCCGTTCCTGATCACCCTGCCTCGCCAGTTCAGATCCACCCGGCTGCCCTTGCCCAGCGCCGGCGCTGCCCTGGTGCTGCTGCCCTTGATGGCCACCACGCCCTCTCTGGCGTTGCGGCGGCAGTAGTCGTAGGCCTCGTTCGTGAAGTGGCCGCCAGTGTCCACGGCGCAGTGCCGAACCGTCATGCTGCCGCCGCCATCGCGGGGGAACTCCATCCGTCGGATGGTGTCGATCTGGGCCCACACCTCATCCTGCGCCGGGTCGCCCTCGATCCGCTGGTGCCAGATCAGCCAGGACTCCTCGCCCCTGCCGAACCCTTTGACCTGGATCTCCAGCCAGGTGTCCTGCACATCGACTGCAGCTACCAGCAGCAGCACACCGGCGGGGCAGTGGCCGGTCGGATACGGCTCCTGCGCGGCTCGCTCCATCAGGCCGTCGGCATTGATCCGCGCCACAGCCTCCTCCTCCCACGCCTCGGCACTGTGTTTGTTAACCCACCCCTTGAGCAGCAGCGGGTCAGCCTTGGCCCGCAGGAACTCGTCGCGGATCTGCTCCCATGGCGTCCAGCCGGCTGGCGCGTACCAGCTCGGCAGGTGGAATCCAGCGGTCTGGCCATCGCCCGTGGCATGCGCCCGCCACTCGGCACCACTCAGCATCGCGGTCTTGTGGTACTGCGCGACCCGTTCTCCGCAGGCCGGGCATTGGCACCACACCTCTCCGTCGGGCCGGTCCCACACCATGTGCTCACGCCACCGCAGCACCTCCCTCGCGCCGCAGCACGGCATGAACGCGGCGAGACGCCGCTGGTCCGATCGGCGCTCGAACTCCTCAGTAATCCGGCAGGCGCCCCGGGTCCCGGGCGTTGACGTGATCAACACCTTCCCCATCGGGAACGTCCGTGTCCGAGCCTCAGCGTTCTCCAACGGGTCGCCCTTGTCGTCCGCCTCCATTGGGTAGGAGCTCACCTCGTCGGCTGCCAGATAGGCGGCCGGCATCGACTGCAGACCACTGGCGCTGTTCGCACCTGTCAGCACGAACAGCCCGCCCTGGAACTCCTTGAGGAACATGGTGTTCCCGCTGTCGCGCGACCGAGCCGGCGCGATCCGCTCCGATAGCACAGGCGTCTCACGCAGCAGCGGCTCCAGCCGCTGCCGGTTGAGCCTCTTCGCCATGTCCAAGGTCGGCTGGACCAGCAACACCGGGCCTGGCCACAGATGAATGACCGAGCCCAACCAGTTGAGAACCACCTCGGTCTTTCCCATCTGGCTGGCGAACATCAGCACCACTCGCCGGACCGGGCTGCTGGGACTCAGGCAGTCCATCGGCTCGCGCAGATACGGCGTCCTGCTCGTGCGCCAGGGGCCCCGCTCGGCGCTCCCCTTGCCGCTCAGGATCCGATGCTGATCAGCCCACTCGCTCACAGTCAATGCCGCCGGTGGCATGAGCCCCTCGCGCCATGCCTGCCGGTAGACCACAGCTGCATCAGCCATCGGCTAGCCCTCGCAGCGCGACGCGGTGCTCCTCCGTCAACAGCCGGTGGCACTCACGAGCGTCAGTGGTCGCCGCCAGCATCGGGGCCAGGCGATCCGCCAGGCCCAGCAGAGCATCTCTCACCCCGCGCGCGCAGGCGAACGCCTCCGCCCTCACGTCGGCAGCAGGCACCAGCTCCCCACGGCCCTGCAGCGCTTCCAGCCTGGCCTTCTCCGCCTGGTAATGCTCGCGCCTCGCCCTGCTCTGGTTCAGCTCAGGGATCTGATCCTCTGGCAGCCCACGGATGAAGTCCGCCAGATCATCATCCCGAACTTGACGGACAGGGCCAGCCGAGGGAGCAGCCGGGCCAGCTGCCGTCCGCGGTGGCTGCTGCAGCGTGTTCCGTTCCCACAGCTCTGCTGCCTGCTCGAAATCCAACAGCTCACGTCCATCCCGTATCACCACCGCTGCAGCGATGCGACCGCTCTTGATCGCATGGGTTACGGCAGCAGGCGAGACGCCACGCATCCGCGCAAACTCCGCCTTCCTGACTAGGGCCATTTAAGTCTTTAACTTAAATGACACTATAGCCCCTTAAAAGATCCAGGGGAGGGGGCCAGAATGCCTGCTATCACTGGGTTTTAGCGGGTTTCGGGTCTCTCGCTAGCGAAAAAACGAGCCTCTGGATCACCCACGTTGAAACTGCCAGGGAGGACCCGTGACGGGGGGGGCTCAGGGTCGTCGTGCCGTGGCGATTGCTCGATCGATTGCTGCGGAGAGATGAGGCGAGAAGGCCCGGCTGACGGTGGCCTGGCCCAGCTGGGCGAGCGGGAAGCGCGGCGAGTAGGAGGGGGCATCGTCGGGGACGATGAAGAACGGGATCAGGCGTTCCCGAGAACGCCTGTAGACGCCTGGTGGCCGGCCCGTGCCTCGTGGAGTGCCGACGAGAAACCCACCGCGATCGGTCGTGCTGAGGCCGCGCTGGATCTGCGCGAACAGCGATTTCCTGGGGTTGCCGGCGGCATTGATCGCGGTCTGGGTGGGGACCAGCTGGCGATCAGGCAGGGGGGGCTGGCTGGTGAGGCTACGAATAAAGCCTTCGTAGGCCTTCCATCGGCGCTCGCCACCGGTGGACTGGGTGGCGAGATAGGAGCGACCAGGCGCGGCGCCGACCGTGGCCTCAAGGCTGGTCTTGGTGGATTGGGTGTAGCGCCAGGCGTTGCGAGTGAACGCGACGGGCGAGATGAACGACACAGTGGTCTGCCCCCGGTAGGCCAGCTGGACATCGCGAGCGGTGCGGTTCAGGGCCAGGGATGTGGCGAACGGGAGCTGATCGGCCATGGCAGCGAGCATGCGCTGTGCAGCATCGAGGCCGCTGGTGTCGACATCCAGTGAGATCACAGGTCCAGCTGGGGGCTGGCTCCAGTGTGGCTGCCCTACCGAGGTGGGGCAGGTAGGGCAGGTGGGGCAGGCCGAGAACCGTTGCGCCGTAGTCGATTGCCCCTATTACCCTACCTACCCTACCTATCTGGGAAATAGAGAGAAGAGGGGGGGAGGAGGGGAGGGGAGGGTGTGTGGGGGGAGTTAGGAAACAGGTAGGGCAGTAGGGCAGGTAGGGCAGCGCAAAGCAAAACCCCAGGTGTGGCCTGGGGTTTCGGGGTGCCCCACCTGGTTGGGGCAGGTAGGGCAGGTGTGTGGTGTGGCATCAGGGTGGAAGCCATCGCCAGGATCGGGAGCCGGCGGTCATGACGCGGCGGCGGTCGTAGCCGAGGGAGCGGAGGATGTCGGCGACGGCCATCTGGTCGGCGCGTGTCTGGCGCTCCAACGGCTTCTGGATGGCGTCGGAGAGGATGGTCTCCGTGGTGATGGGTTCGCCTGGGATGCGCTGGGCGAGCCACTGGACGATGGCTGGCTCCCATGGGCTGGAGACGACGTAGGCCTCGTTCTCTCGGTCGACCAGATCCAGCAGGTGGGTCGGCAGGTGGTCTGGGTCGCCAGCTCTGTAGGCGGCGACGGCAGCGGCCCAGATGGCGTCACGCTCGGCCATGAGGCAGCCGGTGTCGATCGGGTCGGCTCGGGTCTTGGTGACTGGGATGATCCAGAACCGGCGGTTCTCGTCGTCAACCAGGAGTCCGTGCTGTCGGTTGGCTGAGCCCACGATGATGCCGCGCCTGGGGTGTTCCGCCGTGGTTTTGCCGTAGGGGACGCGGAACGTGTCGGTGGCGCGTGAAAGGAACGCCTTGACCTGTCCCGCATGGCGCTTGGATGTGACCTGATCGAGCTCAGCCCACTCCATGATCCATGAGCGGTGAAGAACTAATAGGTCATCCTTACTGGAGAGGTCCCCTAGAGAATCACTGAAGAAAGGTCCGCCAAGAGCTTTCCAGAATGACGATTTACGCAGGCGTTGTCCGCCTGTAAGAATGCAACATTCATCGTGCTTAGAACCTGGCTCGAAGGCGCGTCGCACTGCTGCGATGAGAGTGCATCGGAGCATGTGATCGTAGAGGGTTGGTTCGCCGTGCGAGGCGTCTTCAGGCCTGAGGTACGCGGTTGCGAGGCCACCGATATAGGCGGGTTGGACTGTGGCCTCGACGTGTTCGAGGTATAGGCGCACAGGATCGTAGGGATTTTCGTGCGCGACCTGAACTAGGCAGTCAAGGGCCAGTTCTTTAGATACCTTGAAGCCTTGTTCGGCGAGGGAGAGATAGAAGCGTTCGGCGCCATCAAGAACAGCGCCATCGAGCTCGACCTGTTGGGTGAAGGTGTTCCAGCGGAGGCGCTGCTGCTGCTGGCGGAGCATGGCGAGCACTTCGGCAGCTTCGAGCCGCTGGGGCTTGGCCAGGGAGGGTGCGTAGGCCTGCTGCTGCTGCTGCTGCGGATCGAGGGGAGCTGGTGCGGATCGAGGGGAGCTCAGCTGCGGATCGAGGGGAGCTGCCGGCGGCGGCGGCAGGATCGGCCTGCTGGTGCGCGTGTGGTAGCTGAGGCGATCACGCAGCCTGTCGTCGGGCGTGGAGGGTTGTGGACTGCGGTCGGTGGCGCCGTCGAATCTGCGCCAGGCCTTGCGCTCGTCGAAATCCCGGGCCTTGGCCCTGGCTGCCTGGATGTGGAGTGCGAACGCCTGGGCGGCGGTGATGTCGGGCTGGTGACCCTGTGCGCGGATCCAGGCCTCGGTGCCTCGGAGATCCAGGGCCAGGC